ATTTAGGAAGCGACTTGTATGATAAGATTAGTGAAGATATAGTTGCTGGGTCTCTTGCAGGAGATTATTTGGCGCTAGTAAACGACTATATACAACCCATGCTTATTCATTATGCTATGGTTGAGTATCTTCCGTTTGCGTCTTATACTATTGCTAATGGAGGTGTATTTAAGCACAGTTCTGAAAACAGTACTATTGTAGACAAGCAAGAGATTGATTCGCTTATAGCAAAGGAGAGGGATTATGCAGAGTATTATACTCAAAGGTTAATTGACTATTTAAGTTTCAATGCGCCAAGTAAATTCCCAGAGTATTACAGTAATTCTAACGAGGAAATATATCCTGATAAAAACGCTTTATTTAACGGATGGATGCTGTAAGTAAGTACAAACCAAAGAAGGACAACGAAATAAAACTAAAATGTTACTTAAATAAAGAGCAAGATGCCAAACGAAATATATCACAAAAGCAATTGGGGAAACGCTAACGCAGAAGGGTTTGGCGATGTGTACTTTGATGCAGCAGCAACAAACAAGCTGTACAACCACTCTGACTATTACGAGAACTCTGATGGCACAGATAAGATATTAAGGGATATACCTAACAAAGCGAGTATTACGCTTACCCCTACTGCTTATAGTGATGGCTCTATAAATACTGTTATACCTACTGATGGTAATGGCGACTTTGACTTTAGTAGAGGTTCAAGTGCTACACGAGTAAACGAGAAAGGACTTATAGAAAGTATTGCAAGTGGATTACCAAGAATAGATTACTCATCAGGGTTTGGTAGTTTGTTATTAGAACCACAGAGAACTAATTTACTTACTTATAGTGAGGATTTTTCACAAACATTTTGGAAAAAAGGTGCTGGTTTAACAATTACATTAAATAATGCCGTTTCTCCTGATGGAAGTCAAACCGCTACTAAAATTCAAAAAACAAGTCAAGATTATTTGTTTTTAAGAGCATTTTTTGCTCCCGCAATAGTGGGAACATTATCTGTATTTATTAAAAAAGGAAATTATAGATATGTAGGCATAAGAAATAACGAAACAGCGGGAACTACCCATAGTGTATTTGATTTTGACACCGAAACATTCGTAACTACTGCAAGTAATCATTCCTTATCTTTTGTTAAGCACGAAAACGGATGGTATAGATTAATAGATTATGTTAGTGTAGATGATAACAGTAACTATCAAGGTATAGCTATAACAGATGTATTAGGGAATGAAATTAGTACTGATATACCATTAAATTCTTATGTATATGTTTGGGGTGCGCAATATGAACAAAATCAATCCTATCCCACATCCTACATACCAACAAACGGTTCATCAGTAACTCGTTCAGCAGATGCAGCCACTGGCGCAGGAACTTCTGATACGTTTAACGATAGTGAAGGGGTTTTGTTTGCGGAGATAAGTGCTTTGGTTAATGATACAACAAACACAACAAAAGCAATAACAATTTCTCAAGCATCAAACAATCTATTGGGTTTTTATTATTATGAAAGTAGAATTGATGCCTATGTTAGAGTAAATGGCGTAAATCAATTTTTAAAAACTCATTATTTAGACCCTACTATAAACAACAAAATATCTTTAAAATATAAAACAAATGATTTTGCTTTATGGATTAATGGGTTTGAGATAGATACCGATACAAATGGAACTATACCAAGTGGATTAAATCAATTACGATTTGATGATTTTTCTGACAAATTTTACGGAAAAACAAAAGAACTTGCAGTATTTAAAGAAGCATTAACGGATGCAGAGTTGGAAAATTTAACAAGTTGGGTTAGCTTTACAGAAATGGCTACTGATTTAGAATACACATTAGAATGATATACGACAAGGCATCTTTAGTGCAAATACCTAGTGGCTACAAAAGTGGTACACTATACTCTGTTGTGCCTAATACTGCTGATGGGGATTTTACAGTAACAGGAGACCCAGAGGGCGAAGCTACAAGAGTAAACAAAGACGGTCTTATAGAAACCGTAGCAGCTGATGTACCAAGATTAGATTACCCTTTATTAGACGGTGTTGTACAGGATTGCCCTACTTTACTTTTAGAACAACAGAGGTCTAACATATACACATATAGCGAAGATTTAGGTCAAAGCACCACACTTACCAACACAACAGTAGATGAAACAAGTGTTGTATCGCCTGATGGTTCTTTAACAGGTAACAAGATAACGCAAACAAGTGGCGCGTATTTAAGGAAAACCCTAACATCTTTAAGTGGTACGTATGCTTGGTCGTTCTTTGCTAAAAAAGGAGATTTAAGGTATTTGTGCGCAAGAACACTTTTTGTACAAAATGGAACTACACCTTCATACTCAAACAATATTATTGACCTTGACACTAAAACCACAGCTTATAAAGGCACAAGCGTAACAAGTGTATCTATTGTAGAATATCCTAACGATTGGATTAAGGTAGAAATAATAGCAACAGACAACGCAACAGGAAGTGCCGATTTATTAGATTTCTTTTTTACAGACAACGCAAGTTCAACAGCAACAGGCGCGGTAGGTAATGGCTATTTGTGGGGTGTTCAGTTTGAAAGCGGTAGTTATGGAACTTCATATATACCAACAAGTGGCGCAGCTACAAGGACAGTAGATACCTGCGAAATAGCTAGTGGATTAGAAAATATAATAGGACAAACAGAAGGCACTTTGTTTATAGATTTTGAGTATTTATACGAAACCACAACAGATAGTAGTACAGATGCCAATAGGGATATATTTGTTTTGGGCACAGCTTCTGATATAAGCGAGGGTATAAGTATCGACAATTATAGAAGCCAATTTAGGGTATTTGTTCAAGGTAGTGGAATGACTACACAAAGTATTGGTGATAATACTATAGGCACAGCACAACCAAACACAAGGTATAAATTAGTTGTAAAATACAAAACAGGCGACTGCAAGGCGTATTTAAACGGTAGTTTATTAGGAAGTGGAACAGGAACTGTAAGTTTTGCAGCAGATTTAGACGGTATATTTTTCAGTTACAATGATAGTAGCAGGTTGTTTAAAAACCAAAAGAAAGTATATCAACTAATGGTATTCAACGAAGCACTATCAGACATCGAATTAGAAACACTAACAAGCTACACAAGTTTTAATCAAATGGCGAAAGCATTATTATATACAATAGAATAAATTATGGCAAAAACATTTAAATACGGAGCAGGTATATGGGCAACCAAGACAGGTTCGTCTTTAGCTTATAACGACCAAAACGACAATTACAAACCACTACCTTTTTCGGTAACAAGGAATAGTATTGCTACAAGAGTAAACAAACAAGGGTTAATAGAAGTCGTAGGAAAGGATAAATTAAGAATTGACTATACAGATAGTGACAAGGGTGTTGCGCTTTTAGAACCGAGTAGGACTAATTTAGAAACTAAAAGTAATGAATTTTCTACTTGGACAACAAATAGCAATATCACAAGAACTGCTAATTATATTGTATCTCCAGATGGAACACTAAACGGAACAAGATTACAATTTACTGCTAATGGTTTTTGTGCCAATACAATACAAGTAAATACAACGCAATATACTATATCTTGTTACGCTAAAAGAAACGATAGTGGTGCACAAAACGTAGGTTTTTTTATAAATGGTAGTGGTGCGGTAAATAGTGCTTGGGAAATTACAAATGAATGGAAAAGGTTTACATATACTTACACCTCTGGTAATACAAGTTTTGTTGGAATTGCTGGTTTAAGTGGTGCTGATATTTCTGTTTATGGATTTCAATTAGAACAAGGAAGCTATGCCACAAGTTACATTCCCACTTCAGGTTCAACAGTCCAACGCCAATCAGACGTAGCTAACGGAGCAGGAAACGCACAAGTATTTAATGATAGCGAGGGAGTGTTGATGTTTGAGGGTAGTGCTAAAAATGACGCAGTATCTAAAAGAATTAGTATATCGGATGGTAGTTTTTCAAACAGAATTTCTTTAGATTACACGCAAGTAGCAAATACATTTAATCTTTACATTTCTGATGAATTTATAAGTGTTGTTTTCAATGTAGAAACAAATAATAAACTGGCTTTTAAATATAAGAATAATGATTGCTCACTTTTTTTAAACGGATTCAAAGTTGCAGTTATTTCATCTGTAACAGTTCCAGTAGGGTTAGACACTTTGCAATTTACAGATGCAAACGAAACAAGTAGTCCTTTCTACGGAAAAACAAAAAGAATTGGCTACTACGATGCGGTACTAACAGACGCAGAATTAGAATATCTTACAAGTTACCGTTCATTAAACGAATTAGTAACAGAATTAAACTTAAACACATTATAAGATGGCGAATACATTAAAATTTGGTAACGGAGAATGGTATGGAAAGAAAGATACTATACTTGCTTACAATGATGAAAACAGCAACTATAAGCCATTACCTTTTAACTTTGACAGGGGTTCAACAGCTACAAGGGTTAATAAAGATGGTTTAATCGAAACAGTAGGCACAGATGAGCCAAGAGTAGATTACTTAAATAATAGTAAAGGTGCTTTATTGCTTGAACCGAGTAGGACTAATTTAGTTACGCAATCAAATAATACTACAACATCTACTTGGTCACATTATGATTATGGTGGTGGTCTTATGGTAGACACTTATGGTTATCCTAGTCCAAATGGAAAAAATGAAGCGAGTAGATTAGTATATACTAATAGTAGTTTAGGTAGTGGTGGTGCATTGCTAACTACAAATATTACGTATCCGAGCGCATCTGGTGTATACACAATGAGTTTATGGGCAAAATCCGTAAGTGGGACAAAAGAAATAAGATTTTCTCCAAAAAATACATCCTCGGCTGGTCTTGCAGGGTCAAGAGTAACTTTAACAAACGAGTGGAAAAGATATACGTTTACATTTACAAATGATGGAGGTACAAGTAGAGGTTTTCAATTTAGAATAACTGACTCTGAAGATAGCGGAAATAGAACATTTGACGTATGGGGAATGACTATTGAAGAAGGAAGCTACGCCACTTCAACAATACCAACACAAGGTAGTGC